GTCTAAATGTCCCATTGTTCCTGCTGTTACTCCAGAGCTACTCATTGAATAAGTTGAACCTATTCTTTTTGCATGAGAGTACGATCCATCAACAGAAGCTTGTGCTGTAGCGGTAATCTTATGTACTGTCCCTGCATGAACTGGAGCAGCTAATAAAAGCAGAAAGAGAAAGTGTTTCATAAATAAGCCTTGCTGATCTGCGCTAATAATCCTAATAATGCCAGAGCTGCGCTAACAACTGCTGCTGCTGCGAAAACTCTTCTTTCTAACACTCTCACTCTATCTTCTAAATCTGAGTTACGTTCTTCTAGACGCTTCAATTTCATTTCCATTACTACAATGGCTGTTTGTTGATTCGCATCTAGAGAGAGAGCTTCATTATTCATGTTAATTTTCCTGATTGTGGATCGACTGGCCTATTCGTTATGGGGTCAATCCTTGGTTTGTCTGGTACTAATTTAATTGGAGTCTCAACCCTGATAATTGTATAAGGAACTCCACCTTCAAAACCTGCCGCTTCTGCTTTCTTTTTCTCTTCATCAGCTTTATAAGTTCCATCTCCTCTTTTCTTTGCAGTTTCGAGCCCGAAGGAAGCCAGGGCACCAGTAAACACGCTAGCTATGAACGTGGGGTCGATCCTTTCTTGTTTACCTAAACCAGGCAATTCTACATAGTTTAAAGTTAAGATAAACCCACTCCAAACAACTACACCCAACCTCACAAAAGTAGAAAGAACTTGAAGCTGTTCTTCCTTATCATCAAGGCCTTCCTTTAACCTTTGTATTGGATTTTTTTTGTTTTCTTTTTTGTCTTTGGTTTCGTTTGTGGTTTCGTCATTCATAAAAAAAAGAAAGCTGACCAAACTAAGATAAGACAAATTCTCTATTTCGTCAGTGCCTGAAATAACTGCTGCCATTATCGGTGCTATTGCAAGTATCGTTTTAATGACCTTTGGTAGTATTAATAGACGCAGAGAAAAAGATATTACTGAAATATTTAGACGCTTAAATCAATTAGAAAAATCTGTTGTCAGATTAGAAGAATCTAAAAAATATTATTGACTCATAATCCTTCTGATTAATTCTGTTTTTGCATAATGAGTCCTTGTTCCAGCTAATTCTCCTAACTGTCTAGACGTTAAATATCTTAAAAAACGTGCATAACCTTGCCTTGGTTTAGGACTTTTATAAACAAATAATGATCCGATAGCTTTAAACATAGTAGAATCATGTGTATAGAAATAGCAAAGCCTCCCTTATGACCACAGGAGGCTTTGCTTGGCTTAAATGGGGACTCTCAAGCCAATCTAAAACTAACAACATTTTATTAATTTGCAAATTACTAATGATTAGTTATCAACCTGAGTGGAGAAAAGAAGATGAAGAACGTGGCTTAAGAATGGAACGTTTATACATTCTTGACGGTAGACACAGACCTGATCATAAACTTCGTGGCCTTTATACAGGTCTTAATGCTAAAGGAGAAGAACTAGAAAACTATATAGCATCCTAATTAACGCTATCCTTTTAACTAAATACACTTAAGGAACCTATGGAAGATAATCAAAAAGCCTTAGAAAGCCTTCATACAGTACTAATACAAGAACTTTTAAACAGAATTAGAACAGGTGAAGCTGCACCTTCTGACCTAAACGTAGCTAGACAATTATTGAAAGATAATGGGATTGAATGTATTCCTGTTGAAGCTTCTCCTTTTGGTGATTTAATGGCATCTCTTCCTGATTTAGAAGCTGTTCATCCTCTAGAGCGCTAGTGTGCAACCTTTACCAGAGAAATTACAAGACTTTAGATACTTTCTAATTCTTACTTGGAGGCATCTAAATCTCCCAGACCCAACACCAGTACAACTAGAAATAGCTGAATACCTTCAACACGGCCCTAGAAGAAAAATAATTCAAGCTTTTAGAGGTGTAGGTAAATCTTGGATTACTTCTGCTTATGTAGTTTGGAAACTACGCATGGATCCACAATTAAAGTTCCTTGTGGTTTCAGCTTCTAAAGATAGAGCAGATAACTTCTCTACTTTCACTATGAGACTAATTAGTGAAATGGATGTATTAGCTCCTTTACGTCCAGATGCTTCCCAAAGAAACTCTAAAATAAGCTTTGATGTAAGACCTGCTAGAGCTGACCATGCTCCCTCAGTTAAATCTGTAGGTGTATTAGGTCAAATGGCAGGTTCTAGAGCAGATGAAGTTGTAGCTGATGACGTAGAAGTTCCAAACAACTCCTTCACTCAACCTATGAGAGACAAACTCTCTGAAGCTGTTAAAGAATTTGACGCAATCCTTAAACCTAATGGCAAAATTTGTTTCCTAGGTACTCCGCAAACTGAGCAAAGTTTGTACTTAACCCTAGAAGAAAGAGGATATGAAACTTGCATTTGGCCTGCTAGATATCCAAACCTTAAAAACAACTATGGAGACAGACTTGCTCCTAAAGTTCATAAAAGGCTCCTAGATGAGGTTGTAAGCCCTAAAGATCCTGTTGATCCAGATAGGTTTAACTCTATAGACCTAATGGAAAGAGAAGCTTCCTACGGGCGTTCTGGCTTTGCTCTCCAGTTTATGCTGGATACTTCTCTCTCAGATCAAGATAGATATCCTCTTAAACTTTCTGACCTAATAATTTCTTCAATTAACCCTGATCATGCTCCAGAAAAAATAATATGGTCTAACTCTCCTGAATATTCCTTACAAGATCTTCCTTGCGTAGGTTTTAACGGAGACAGATATTACAGACCTGCACAAGAGTTCGGAGATTGGATCGAATACACAGGCTCAGTTATGTCTATTGACCCCTCAGGGAAAGGCAAGGACGCTACAGGTTACGCAATTGTCAAGATGTTGAATGGAAACTTATTTGTTTCTGATGCTGGTGGCCTAACAGGTGGTTATGACGAACCTGTTTTAGAAAAACTTTCTCGTCTTGCTAAAAAACACAACGTTAACCAAATAATTGTTGAAGAAAACTTCGGTGGTGGAATGTTTGCTGAACTTCTAAAACCCTACTTAATGCGTATTCACCCTTGTGCTGTAGAAAACGTACGAAATAACAAAACCAAAGAGTTCAGAATCATTGACACCCTTGAACCTGTAATGAACTCTCACCGATTAATCATTGATAGGAAAGTCGTAGAAAAAGACTACAGATCCAATACAAATGAGGCACCAGAACGAAAGCTAAAACTTCAACTCTTTTATCAGATGAGTCGCATAACACGTCACAAAGGATCCTTAGTCCATGATGACATCCTAGATGCTCTATCTGGTGCTGTCTCTTACTGGACTGAATACATGTCTGCTGATGAAGACCGCAACATTAAATCTAGACAAGATGAACTTCTTCGTATCCACCTAGATGATTGGGGTGACTCCATGAATAACACCATCACACAAACAGCTATGGGTATGTCCCTTGACCAAATAAGACAAACTTCTTCCTCCTCTAATTCAATGTTCTAATAATTAGGGTCACTCATATTTCCCTATTAGGTACACTCATGAATTCTATTTAGGGACACACATAAAATACCTATTAGGGTCACTCATAAATTGATTTAGGGGCCCATCTACGGAGTAGACCTCGAAGAGGGATACAACAAAGAAAAAAGAAAAGTAACAAAAGAAAAAAGAAAGGTTCCCACACAGGACTCCAAAAGTCTTCAAAGGTTTCTAACAAAAGAAGAAGCTGCTACAGATTCTTCCTTCTCTTCCTAACCAAAAGCCCTCTATAAACACTCCTATAACAATCCAATGATCTCTTATAGCTAACTCCTATAACGTCCCATTGGGATCATCTGGGCGATCCCTCTGGGACACCCTCTTACAACCTTTAACCTCTTTCCTTTGGGGCACCCTTGGTTTACTCGCAAAAATCTGAAGGGGTATACGAATATGTGAAATCCAGAAATTCCCCCCATATGGTCAGTTTTCCAGGGCAAAAAGAGATTCTTTCAGACAAATCATTGATATAACTAGGAATCCATCAGACTATTTATCTGATTACGGGCATATCTGGGTCTAAATATTATCTTTTAGTACATTTGTATCTGTTTTTGTATTTTATCGATGGCCTATCCTTCAGCCAAGTATTAATACCTAAATACCCAAAGGTTAACAAAGTGAAACAAAAGAAATAACCAAGTGATACCAAGAGATAATCAATCAGAGGCCACTAGAAGAGTTTAAAAAGCGCTAGATAATGTTAGAATGAAATTAGATAGCAGCTTTACTTGTTATCTAGTCCCAGAACCTATTCAATTAAATGAACATCTTCCAAGAGATCTCAGCAACTGTCTTAGACATTCCAGTTCATCTAGATGATTGGAGTTACAACAGGAAGAGAGATCTACACGAAGCATCAGCAAAGCTCTTAAATAAACTCCCAGATGGTTTTATGTGGATCTTTCCTAATTCTGTAATCTTCAGAGCTATGGAATTAATGAGAGAGGAAGCAAGAGACCTATATGGAGAGGAGCTTTAATATCCCTGGCGGGATAATTTGATGATCCTATGGAGCCTCTTAGGAGGTTCCACAGGCTCTTCTAATGAGCCTTTTACAACAGCCCAGAACAAATGACTGAACAAGAACTATTCGAGGCGTTTGGTATTCCTTATAGGAGTCCAAGAGAACTAGAAGAAGAGAAGTTAAAACAGTATCGGCAAGCGAAAGCAGCTGATGATTGGTTATTTAATGACTCTGATTCTTTACCTGAATAACTATGGAATCCATCAGGACTTATTACACAGAATATGCGCCAAGTCTTATAGATCTTTGGTCTAAATATTTAGCTCATGAAGATGTAATGACAAGTCATTATGCAGGGCCACAAAAACAATCTAAGGATTATGACCCTGAAAAAGAAGCTCACTTTGGTTTTGAGGTAGAAGATCCTTGCATTAGTGATGATGAAAGGATTTTATTTGAATGCTTCAGAGACAAAGTAAAAGTAATTCATCTTTATTCTTCACCTGAAAGTAAAGAGCTTGAATATGGAGAAGAGCACATGATGACTCATGAAAACTGCTTAGCTTATTTAGCTCAATTACCAAGATCTTGGTATAGTTTCTGCTCCAAATGATGAACCTATGGAGGGTCTTTTATGACCTTCCACAGGTTCCTTTTTATAAGGAGCCTACAAGTAGTGCTTTAGCGCTACACAAGCCCCAGAAATCTATTCACATGTATTCAAACATCAGCATGTCTTCTAATAAGGAGACAATCGTTACTAGTGCCCTTGAGATTATTGATAGTCAAGAGGGGCAGATCAAAGCTCAAACAGGAACAATTCAAGAGCTACGGGAAGAAAAGCAAGTCTTAGTATCCCTAGCTGGAATTTTATTTATTATCCAATTGCTTTTTTAACTTATGTTGAAGTGTCCATCCTGTGGAACAAGCAGTCTCTCCTCCTCTGGGGGAGATTCTGTTGTTTTGGAGTCACGCAATAGGGAAGAAACAACTCCTTATTTAAGACGTAGAAGAAAATGTACCTGTGGCCATCTATTCACTACAAGAGAATATGAAGTTGATGAACTTAAATCAATCTTCAGAGAGAAGAGCAGGAAGGCTAATAACCCAGAAGTAAAGACGGAAGAATTGGAAGATATTCTTCAAGATCTAAATGCATGGGTTGATCAACTAAACAAGGAGGATTCCTAGTGCCAATTAACAAAGAAGACTTTAATGGCATCTCTAACAAGGTTAAGGAGTGTCTAAACATTCTTACTGAGCTACCAGACAGTGAGAAAAAGCAGTTAGCGATTCTTATGATTGCTCAAACTGTGTCTCCTAAGTTTGCTGCTGAGACAGCTAACTTTATGCTTGAGTTAAATGAGTGGGAGAATATTTGATGTACTATCATTCTTTTTCTAGTGCTTTGTCTAAGAAACTATTTGTAATTAAGATCTCTGATTCTAATTACGATCCAAGTGTCAGAACTGAACTAATCACTGCATCTTCTGCAAAGAAAGCAGTTGAAATAGCAAGGGATAAATGGCCTGAAGCTGATGGGATGATGGTTGTTGATAGTAGGGAATTAATCTAAGACTAAGGTCTAATTGATTTCTGTTAATAATAATAATTATTATTTCTGTCCACAAAAAAGGAGGACTTCTATGCCCAGAAGCAAAGTCCAAAGCTTGAGTGATTGCCCATGTTTATCTCAGGCTATAAGGACTGTCTACAACAGACGAAAACGTGGTAAAGCAGATGGTGATAACTGGTTAATAGCTATGGATCATATAAAAAAGATCCTTGGTGACATACCAGTTAATGAAATCACTACTCAATCAGTGAATCAAATTGTTGATGCACTCCAGATCAGGCCATATCACAACAGCAATAAGACGATTAATAAAAAGGTTTCGGCCTTAAAAGTCTTGTTAATGGATATGGAAGATGATGGACATCTAAGCCTGATCAAACTTCCAAGACGATTAAAAGAAGAGAAAGGCCGTATTCATTTTCTTACTGAGGAAATGGAAGATGACCTGTTAAATACTTTTCTTTCATGGAAGTTATATGTACACCATGATTTTGTTAAATGCTTAATAGATCTTGGTTGCAGAAGGGGTGAACTTCTTGGCTTGCAAAAAATGTATATTGATTTTCAATTGAATCAAATTACTTTTGCCAGGAGGAAATGTGATAATCCTGTCAGTGTTCCTATGACTGATACTGTTCAGCAGATATTACGTCCTTATTATTTAAGGTGTAAGCCTGCTGATAAGTTGTTTCCTTATAGTGAGGATTGGATTACTAAGACGTGGAATAAGGTTAGGGATTATCTAGGTTTTGCAGAAACAAAATGGTATGTACCGCATATATGCAGGCATACTTGTGCTACGAGGTTGGTTCAGCGTGGAGTTGAACTTGGAATTGTTAGGGATTGGCTAGGCCACTCTAATATTTCTATGACCTGTCAGTATGCACACTTTGCACCTAAACAATTACATGGAGCAGTTCATGTACTAAATATAAAGAAAATAACGTCATCAGTGGCGTAAACACTACGGTTACTTAAGTCTTTGATTTGTAATGATTTCATTTAGACATCATATCTGATAGATAAGACTTAGGTAACTCTTATAAAACAAGGAGTTACTCATGGATCAAGCCCAGATTCAAATCCAAATTGAGAATGAAATGGCGGGAAGAGGTTATGACTCTTACCGTAGAAAAGTACAAAACAACATAGAAAAAGGTAGAGAGTCAGATAATCCTTATGCCATCACCATGATGAAGGCAGGATTACAACCTTTTGTTGATGAGATTGGTAAGTTTATTGATAGAGCATGGAGAGCTAAGCCAGGAAGAAAAGCAAGAGCTGCTGTCTTACTTCAAAAGTTTAAAGACATAGATGTTGTTGCTTATATCGCTTTTAAAGCTGTGTTAGATAATGTTAGTCAACATAAAACTACAGCTGCTGCTGTAGCAGTAAAGATAGGGAACCTTTTAGAAGATGAGGTTAAGTTTTCAGCTTTTAATCAGGATGATCCTAAACATTTTGAAGCGCTAAAAGATCATATAAGTGATACAAAACACTATGGCTATAGAAGGTCTATGGTGCTTGGTCACATGAGAAATAGAGGCTATACATTTGAACCTTGGAAGAAAGAAGACAAGCTTAGAGTAGGTCTGACTCTGATTGACCTGTTAATGAAGTCAGTTGGCTTGGTTAAGTTAGTGAATAAGGGGTATTTATTTAACAAGACAAAGAGAACTTATCTTGAATTTACTGAAGCTAGCTTGGCTTGGGTAAAGAGACAAAGAGTTAATAGATTAGCTGCTTATCCATTGTTAATGCCTTGTCTTATACAACCTAAAAACTGGTCTAACTTTGAAGATGGTGGCTTTTATACAGAAAGACTAAGGAATATAAAAGCAGTTAAGACAAAAGGAAATGACTATTCAAAAGAGTTTGACGAAGAGAATCCAGAAATCTTTTATCAAGGATTAAATGCTTTACAAGGTACTGAGTATGGAATCAATGAAGTTGTTATAGAGACTGCTAACTACTGCTGGAATACAAATACAGAAGTTGGTGATCTTATAGACGCTGAACCAATACCTATACCTCCTAAACCATTTGATATAAATACAAATGATGATGCTAGAAAGAAATGGAGAAGAGAAGCCTCAATCACACATGACACTAACGCACATAACAGAGCTAAGAGATTTCAAAATATATGTATTTTAGATACAGCAGAGAAATATAAAGACAAGTCATTTTTTCATGTTCATCAGGCAGATTTTACTGGACGCTTATATTCAGTATCTGGGTCATTTAATCCACAGGGAACAGATCTAACAAGAGGACTGCATAAGTTTAAGAAAGGCGCTCCCATTAGAAATGAACAAGATAAGAATTGGCTTTGTATTGCTGGTGCAAATCATTGGGGTATGACTAAGGCCAGCTATAAGGAAAGAATTGAATGGGCTAATAACGAAGGTATTCATATAGCTAGGAACGTTGCTGGTAATCCTGAGAGTTATGTGAGTTTATGGAGTAAAGCAGAAGAACCTTGGCAATTCCTTAGTTGGTGTCTAGATATGAATGGTTTAGATGAGCAGGGTTATGGGTTTGTTAGTCATCATCCAGTCATGCTTGATGGAACCAATAATGGGTATCAACATTTTGCTGCAATGGTATTAGATAAAGATCTAGCTAACTCAGTTAATTTATGTAAGTCAGATGAACCACAAGATTTATATGAAAACATAAGAACTAATTTATTGTTTAATTTATCAGTTGACCAAGAATTATTAGCACAAGATTGGTTTAATCATAGAGAATTTATAACAAGAAAGCTGATAAAGAAACCTATTATGATGATTCCTTATTCAGGTACATCCTTTGGTATTGCAACTAGTTTAAAGGAATATTTTGTTAAACATAGTATAGAAGTACCGTGGGGTACACAGACATTTAAACATTATCATTTCCTAGCAGAAAAGATCAAAGAATCTGTTGCTAATGTATGTCCTTGTTCTACTGATGTAATGTCTTATTTAACAACATTAGCTAGGTGTTTTTCTAAAGAAGAGAAACAGATTGAATGGCTGACACCTTCTAATTTTTTAGTCAGACAAAATTATTTAAAAGTAAAACGTAAAAAGATTAAAACCCAGATGGGTCACAGCACTATTAGGTTAACTCTTCAAGAAGATATAGATGAGTTAGATAAAAGAAGAACAGTCAGAAGCTTTCCAAGTAACTTCGTTCATAGTCTAGATGCTGCCAATGTTCACTTAGCTTTAGAGAAAGCAAAGAGCAGGGGAATAGATCAAGTTTGTACGATTCACGATTGTTATGGAGCAGTTGCAGGACAAATAGAAGACTTTGTTACTTGTGCTAAGGAAAGTTTTGTAGAAATTTATCAGAATAATGTATTAGATGATCTATATGATCAAGCTTCTACTCAGTTAGATGATCCAAGTAAATTACCAGCACCACTAGAAATGGGAGATTTTGATATAAAAGAAGTTATGTCTGCTCCTTATGTCTTTAGTTAATAAAGGAGTGACAAGAGACTAATGAACAGTAATATGCAATACGCGCATGATAGACCTTCTAGGCTTTCAAGCGATTACAACAGATCCACTAAACGATTTACACAAATGAATCTCAAATCTGAAATTCTTAACTGCACCACACCACTTTGTAAGTTTCAATTTGCATGGCTTGTAGAACCAGACACTAAGTTTGATCCTATGGGTGAATGGAGAATTACTTGCTTAATTGATCCAGAAGAATCACAGGAAATTGAACAACAATTAACTGGTCTTCTTGATAGATGGAAGGCGCAACTAAAAACTGCTAATCCAAGTAAGAAATTTAAACTTGCTGCTTTGCCCTGGGGCTTTGAAGAAGTAACTGATGGAGGAGAAACCAAAGGTTATTTTAAAGTTAGAGCAAAGATGAAGGTAGGTGGTAACAGACCTGACGGTACGCAATGGAAGAACAGACCACCAACACTATTTAATGCTGATGGTTCTGTGATGTCTGAGAGCCAAAAGGTTGTTGTTAACAAATGTGGTCCAGGTACTACAGGACAAGTCAACTTGCGTTGTAGCGGTTGGGAAACTCCTGCTTTTGGAGTTGGAATAAAGATTCAACCTGAAGCAGTAATGATTAAAAACCATGTTGAATACTCAAGGAGTGCAACTGGATATGGCTTTCAAACAGAAGAGCCACAGGAGCCAAGCCAAGAGTGCCCAATGCCAGCCTCAACAGTTGCAGCAGACGAGTTCTAAACAAAAGTACAGAAGTAAATTCGAAGCTGGAATTGCCGCTACCCTATACAAAAAGAAAGTTGCCTTTAGTTATGAATCCCTTGAGCTGGAGTACACCCTCAGTTGCTGTTACAAGCCTGATTTTATCCTTAGCAACGGGGTCATTATTGAGACTAAAGGCTTCCTCTCAAAAGAGGACAGAAGAAAAATGGTTGCGGTTAAGGAGGCAAATCCCAGTTTAGATATACGTTTCTGCTTTCAGAACGCAAAGACAAAACTAAGTCGTGGCAAAAAGAGAAGCCTTTCTTATGGTCAATGGGCTACTAAGAATGGGTTTCTCTGGTGTCACAAAACAATTCCTGCTGATTGGTACTAATGGACAACAAACAACGCATCGAGTATGCGGAAAAAAGAATTAAAGAACTCCAAGATCTAATCGAACATTGGAAAGCTAATGACAGAAAACAACAAGTACGTCAAGAAAAGCCCCTGTCCTAACTGCAACAGTAAAGACAATCTTGCTGTGTATTCAGACGGTCATGCTTTTTGCTTTGGCTGTAGTTACAGAGTGCCTGCTCCTACTGAAACAAAACACAAACGCAAATCTTATTACTCATCTACAAAAGTGACTTCACCATTAATAAAATTCGTCACACCAAAAGAACTTCCTAAACGTGGTATTACAGAAGAAACTGCCAAGTTTTTTAACTATGGAATAGCTGATTACAATGGCTCTCCTGTACAAGTAGCTACCTATGAAGATCAACTAGGCAGACAATCAGCACAACATATAAGGTTTAAAGATAAACGTTTTATATGGGTTGGTGACTGTAAAAACGTACAACTATGGGGTCAAAGACTTTGGAGAAACCACGGTAACTATGGAAATGTTTTTGCTGTAGTTACTGAAGGTGAAATTGATGCAATGAGTATTAGTCAGGTCCAAGGTAACAAGTTTCCTGTAGTATCTCTGCCATCAGGTGCTCAGTCTGCAAATAAGTATCTAGCAGCAAATTTAAAATGGTTAGCACAGTTCTCCAGAATTGTTCTTTGTTTTGACAGTGACGACCCTGGCATGGTTGCTGCCGAAAAAGCAATTGAAATATTACCTGCTGGTAAAGCAGCTATATGTCGACTCCCAAGAAAGGATGCTAATGAAATGCTCCTCGCAGGAGAGGGGGAAGAACTTAAGAACTTACTTTGGAGAGCAACTCCCTGCAGACCAGATTCAATACTTAATGCAAGTGACCTATGGGAAGAACTAACTAAAGAAGGAGCAAGTTCTGTTTGTCCTTTTCCTTATCCAATTCTGGATCAATTCACGAGGGGTTTTCGTAAATCCCAAATGATTACTATTTGTGCTGGGTCAGGAACAGGGAAATCAAGTTTGTGTAGAGAGTTAGCCCATCATTTTTTAAAGAATAAATTGACTGTTGGATACATTGCTTTAGAAGAGTCAGTCCAAAGAACTATGCAGGGCATATTGGGAATAGAACTTAATAAGCCGCTGCATTTAGAAGAGCAGATTGAAGAAGTTGAAGGATTAAAATCAGCTTTTGATAAATTATTTGGTACAGAAAAATTATTCCTTTATGACCATTTCGGTTCAATGGAACCAGATAGGTTAATAGAACAGATTCAATACATGGCTACAGCAGAAGGAGTTGATGTAGTTATTCTTGACCATCTAACTATTGTCATTTCTGGATTAGCTGATGTAGATGAGAGAAGAGCTATTGATATTACTTGTACAAAACTTAGACAGGTAGTTGAAAGTACTGGTGTCGCTATCATTCTTGTCTCTCATTTAAGAAGACCACAAGGTGTATCACATGAGCAGGGCTCACAGGTTTCCACCTCAGATTTAAGAGGAAGTTCAGCAATTCTTCAGTTATCAGATTTATGTATTTCTGCTGAAAGAAATCAACAGGGAGATGCTGCTGAAAGATCTGAAATGCAACTAAGGATTTTAAAGAACAGACATACTGGATCTACTGGACCAATAGATAAGCTTCTGTATGACGAAAATACTGGTCGTCTTTCTATTCCTATGTCCACCTATTTCGGTTCTTAACCATGACCTTATTAATTGATTCTGACTGGTTGATTTATTCTTCTTGTTGCAGCTGTGAGCAAGACATCAAGTGGGATAAAAACCTACATACTCTTCATTGTGACGAAAGAGATATACATGAAATGATTGATAGTCGAATTGAGTATTACCAAACCATTGCTGATGATAAGACTGATGTGGTTATGTGTTTCACTGAGTATCCAACATTTAGACACCAAATATTCTCTGACTACAAAGCTAATAGAAAGAACAAACGTAAACCATTAGCTTTATACGCAATGGTTGAACAGATAAAACAAAGATATGAGTCAGTTTCTTATACAGGTTTAGAAGGTGATGATGTCTTAGGTCTTCTTGCTACATCAAAAAGATATTCAAATCCTATTGTTGTTTCTCCTGATAAAGATATGAAAACTGTTCCTTGTACTCTTATTGCTAGTGATGATATGGAACTAATAACTAAGAAGAAAGCTGATAGACATTGGATGATTCAATCTTTAACTGGAGACAGTACAGATAATTTTAAAGGGTTGATTGGTTGTGGTCCTGTTACCGCAGATAAGATTTTAGGTGATGCTAAAACTTTGCCTGACATGTGGGACAAAGTAGTAGAAGCATACGAAAAAAAGAAACAAACTTTCGCTGATGCAATCCTTACTGCTCGTCTTTCTCGCATTTTACGAGAAGGAGATTTTAACTACAAAACTAAGGAGGTAGAACTATGGACCCCATAGATCCTGATCATTACAAGTTTCCAATTCCACCCATTGAATACATATTGAAAAATAATATGGGTTACTGTGAAGGCAACGTCATTAAATACATTTCACGTTGGTATAAAAAAGGAGGCAAAGAGGACTTGAGAAAAGCTAAAATGTACATAGATTATCTAATAGCGAGTGAAGATTCATAAGTGGACTACAATACTTCTGAACCCCTTCCTTTTCCTTTCTTGACTAAAGAGCTATTACAAGCTCTAGAAAGTCATTATCCCCAGAGACACCCAGACCTATCTTTATCTGATAGAGAAATATGGTTTAGGGCTGGTCAAAGATCTGTTGTTGATTTCTTGATTGAACATCAAAATAGACAAAAGGAAAACATGTTAAACAACGTCTTGGAGAATCAAATCTAATGTGTGTTGGACCTCTAAAACCACCCAAGCTTCCACCTTTACCTGAACCAAGACCTACTGCACCAGCACCAGAGAAAACTGCTGGAGGTGTAGTAACTGGTAAAAAAAGATCTAAGAAAGGTACTACCTTAAGTTCTTTAGGAGGCAAAAAAGGAGCTAACACAGGTATTGGTTCTTTAAGAATCCCACTACAAAACAACCGTGGTGATCTGCGGTATTAATTATGGAACTTGCTTTGAATCAAACAGCTGTTGCTAGATATGAGCAACTAGAAAGTAATCGTTCTACTTTTTTAAGGAGAGCTAGAGATGCTTCAAAGTTAACTCTTCCAGCATTAATACCAGAATCAACTACTGGTAATGCAGCTAAATTAAAAACTCCTTACCAAGCAGTAGGAGCTAGAGGATGTAATTCCTTAGCAAGTAAATTGTTAATTGCTTTACTTCCTCCTTCTACCCCCTTCTTCAAGTTAAGTATTGATAGTCTTGCTTTAATGCAAGAAGGACAAGAAGGATTAGAGACTGAAATAGATAAAGGTTTAAGGGTTATAGAAAATGCCCTAATGAATGAGATAGAAGTTAGTAATGACAGGGTTGCAATGTTTGAAGCACTCAAGCATTTAATTGTTGGTGGTAATGTTCTTCTCTATCTGACTGATAAAGGATTAAAGGTCTATCACTTCGATAGGTATGTTTGTAAACGTGATGATGTAGGAAATATTTTAGAGATCATTACAAAGGAAACTATTCATCCTCAAGCTTTACCAGCAGAATTTTTAGAGAAATTAAAAACAAAACAAAACTATGACGCTGAAGATTTTGATGAAGATTTAGATATCTATACCTGCATAAAAAGATATGGTGATGAGTTCACATGGCATCAAGAATGTCAAGGAGAGAGAATCCCAGGTACTGACGGTAAATCTAAAATTGATGTCTCACCTTGGATTTGTTTACGTTGGACACGGATTGATGGAGAAGATTATGGAAGAGGATATGTAGAAGAATATCAAGGAGATTTGATTAGTCTTGAAGCATTGATGCAAGCCATCATTGAAGGTGCAGCTGCTAGTGCTAAGACCTTATTCCTTGTTAATCCTAATGGTGTTACTAGAGCAGCAACTTTAGCTAAAGCTCCTAATGGTGCAATACGAGAAGGATCTGCTAATGATGTTTCTGTTCTGCAAGTAAATAAAGGAGCAGATTTCCAAGTATCTTTCTCTGCTATTCAACGTATAGAAGGAAGACTTGAATATGCTTTCTTAATGGCTAGGTCAGTACAAAGAGATGCAGAAAGAGTGACTGCTGCCGAAGTGTCAATGATGGCAAATGAATTAGAAAATAGTTTGGGTGGAATATATTCAATACTGACTCAAGAGTTTCAGCTTCCTTATTTAAAGAGAAGGATGCACATGCTTACTCGTAGTGGTAAGGCTCCTAAATTACCAGAAAAGATAGTCAAACCTAAGATAGTAACTGGTCTTCAAGGACTTGGTAGAGGTAACGATAGAAACAAACTCATTGAATTTATCGGTACAGTTTCGCAAGCATTAGGTCCAGATATTATGAGGCAATACATGAATGTGGATGAAGCAATTAAACGTTTAGCTAATTCAATTGGTATAGATACAGCTAATCTGGTTAAGACCCAGGAACAAATTCAACAAGAGCTACAAGCACAACAACAACAACAGCTGATTCAACATCTTGGACCAGCTGCTTTAGGGTCTCCTTTAATGGATCCTAAAAACAATGCCCAAGCACAACAACTAACGGAGCAAACTGATGCCAACCAAGAAACCAGCTGAAACAGCTGAACAAATTAAAACACCAAAACCAAAGCCAGTAAAGATAGAAACTGCTACCCCTAGCAGTGTTGAAGATACTTCTGCTAATGCTGTGGTTAGTAGACTTTCTCCTGAAGCTAATACTGAAACAGCTCAAAGGATTGAAATTACTACTAGAAAAGGAAACACAATTACAACTTCTAAAGGTTAATTTATGGCTGAATCACAAGTAGCTACACAAGAAACTCCTCCTATGTCTAGGGAGGATTTAGAAACTCTTGCTAAAAATGAGACTGATGATGATGGTCTGATTCTTGGTAAGTTTAAATCGGTAGAAGATCTTGCTGCTTCTTACAAAGAACTAGAAGGGAAGCTAGGTCAAAAGGAAGAAACACCTGAATCTTCTACTGAAGAAAAGACAGAAGAAACTAAAGCAGAAGAGACTACTGAATTTAATGCAGTTGAAGCCTATGGTGAAAACATTGCTGGCATCCTTGATGAAGCTGGTATTGATGCAGCAGAGTTAAACAATAGGTTTGCAGAATCAGGTGAACTTTCTGAAGAAGACTATTCCAAATTAGAAAGCAAAGGTCTACCTAAAAGTTTGGTTGATACTTATGTTGCTGGTCTTCAAGCACAAAACAATCAAACTACTCAAAGTACTGAAGGTCTTATTAAAGAGATTAAAGATTCAGTAGGTGGTGATGCTGAGTATTCCAAGATGAGAACTTGGGCACAACAAAATTTATCTGCTACAGAATTTGATGATTTCAATTCTTTATTTGATGAAGGTACTAAACCTTCAAATATCAAATGGGGAGTCCAAGGTCTTTATTCTAAATACAAAAATGCTATGGGAACTGAACCTGAATTAGTAAGTGGTAAGTCTGGTCAAAGTGGACCAGCACCATTTAGATCAACAGCTGAAGTAGTAACTGCTATGAAAGATCCTAGATATGGAAAGGATGTAACTTACACAGAAGCTGTTCAAACTCGTCTAGGTAACTCTGATGTTTTTAATGTAAAAGGATAAAGTTGCAATAACTGTTATTATTCAATTACTTCTAAGTTTTTCTCAATATTAAGTTGCCCCTTGCGAGGGATAACACCTTGAGAAAGGAAAGGCAGTTGAAGTGCTAATCAATTTTCAATTAACACAAGGAACAAATTATGGCTAACGCCACAGTTTCACGCCTTGGTCTGGTTAACAATACTGGTACTTCCTATGATGCCTTGTTTCTCAAGGTTTTCAGTGGAGAAGTTCTGACTGCGTTCTCTGAGAACAATGTGTTCAACGAGAGAATGCAAACTGTAAGAACTATTTCTTCAGGTAAGTCAGCACAGTTTCCAGTCCTCGGTACAGCTACAGCGGCCTACCACACAGTAGGAACTCCTCTAGTTGGTGCTAACCAAATCAAGGCAAACGAAAAGATTATCTCCATAGATGATCTACTTATCTCACAAGCTTTTGTGAGCAACCTTGATGAGCTTAAAAACCATTACGATGTCAGAGCTACATACGCTTCTGAACTAGGTAAGGCTTTAGCTCAGCGATACGACAAAAACGTTGCCAAGGTAATTGCTAATGCTTCAAGAGCTTCAGCAACTATCTCTGGTGGTAGTGGTGGTACTGTTCTAACTCTTGCCAACGGTAATACTGCATCTGCAAACGTTACTGGTGATGAGTTAGCAGGAGCTATCTATGATATCGCTCAAGCATTTGACGAGCGAGACATTCCTCCTACAGACAGATTTGTTGTACTTCCTCCAGCGGAATATTACAAATTACCTGAGTCAGCTACTCGTACTATCGATACTGATTTCAACCCAGGTGGTAATGGTTCATTTGCTTCAGGTCGTGTTCAGCAGATTGCAGGTATGCCTGTAATTATGAGCAACAACATTTCACAGGAGAACAAACCTCCAGGTGGAGCTGATGCTAATGAATTAGGTGGATCTAACAACACCTATGCTGGTGACGATAGTAAGACTATTGGTTTAGTCTTCCATAAGTCAGCAGTTGGTACAGTAAAACTCATGGACATGACTACTGAAATCAGTGGAAGTGACTATGGAATTATGTATCAAGGTACGTTGATGGTTGCGAAATATGCTCTTGGTCATGGAATCCTAAGACCAGAAGCAGCAGCTACAATTAAGTTGTCTGCATCTTAAGTACATATGGGGAGTATCAATCTGGGATGGGTTGGTACTTCCCTATTTTTTTAGGCACAAAGAATGGCTACAGCAACTACTGAGTTAGAAGCAGTCAATGTAATGTTGGCAGCTATTGGTGAGGCTCCTATTAATAGTCTTACTGGTACATTGCCTGTTGACGCTCGCATAGCTCAAACAACTTTGAATGAGATTAATAAAGATGTTCAATCAGAAGGATGGCATTTTAATACAGAGATAGATGTTGTCTTAACTAGAGATTCTTCTGACCATGTTGCATTAGCTAGTAATGTTTTAAGAGTTGACACTAATATTTATCAGCATCCTTCTATTGATGCAGTACAAATTGGTTCAAAGCTTTATGACAGACAAAACCATAAGTATGAATTTGATGAAGATCTAACTTGTATTGTTGTTTACTTCAGAACTTTTGAAGAGATACCTGAACCAGCTAGACGTTATGTAATGATCAAATCTGCAAGAATCTTTGTTGATCGTTTAGTAGGAGATGAAGGATTAAGAAGCTATACCCAACAAGATGAAGTAAGAGCAAGAGCAATATTAATGGAAACAGATTTCTCTAATGCAGATCACAATATCTTGAGAGGAGATCCATCTTTAACTAATGTCTTTAATACATACTTACCTGCTAACGGTTTAATTCGTTAATTATGGGTGTTATCTCCAGAGCTATTCCTACTCTTTTAAGAGGGGTATCGCAAACAGCTGACTCAACTAAACAAGCTGATCATGCTGATATACAAGAAAATGCTACAAGTAGTCCTACTCAAGGATTAAAGAAAAGATCAGGTGTTCAGTATCTAGCTAATTTACAGTCTTCTACGATAGGTAATGTCCATATACGAACGATTAATAGAGATACAAATGAAAGATATATAGCTGTATTTGGTGATGAAACAATTAAGGTATATGACATTAATGGAGTAGAGAAAACTGTTACTACACCTGATGGATTGACATACTTAGATTCATCTAATCCAAGAGCAGATTTTAGAACAGTTACTATTGCTGATTATACATTTGTTGTTAATACAACTAAGACAGTAGCAATGTCTACTGCTACAAGTTCAGGAACAGATGTAAATGCAATAGTCTTTGTTAATCAAGTTACAGATAATACTGAATATATTGTTGATGTAAATGGTACTGTTGCTATACATAATTCATCAAGTGACAACCCTTTAAGCACAACAACAGTAGCTACTAAATTAAAAAATAAATTATTAGGAGCTAGTGGAGAAACTCCTAGTAGTGGTAGTGCTTTATCAGGTTTTACTATTGAACAGAATGGACCTGTTTTACATATAAGTAAGGATGATGATTCTAACTTTACTATTGATGTAAGTGACACTCAAGGTAATACACAACTTACATTAGTAAAAAATAGTATTCAAAGATTTACTGATCTTCCTACAGTTGCACCTAATAATTTTGTAGTAGAAGTTAAAGGAGATAATGCTACTAATTTTGATAATTACTACGTCAAATTTAAAACTAATAACGGCGGTACTTTTGAAGAAGGTCAATGGGAAGAGACTTTAAAGGCTGGTATTACTTATAAGTTTGACGATGCAACAATGCCTCATGTCTTGATTAGGAAGGCAGATGGTAATTTTATTTTTGCTAAGGCTGATGGTGGTACTTATGCAGTCAGTGGTACAACTTATACCTTGCCTGTATGGGGAGAAAGAACTGTTGGTGATTTAGATAGTGCTCCTAATCCATCTTTTGTAGGAGCAAAAATAAATAACGTTTTATTCTTTAGGAATAGATTAGGCTTCTTAGCTGATGATGATGTAATACTTTCCAGAGTTTCAGAGTTCTTTAATTTCTTTCCTGAAACTGCTACTGCTGTTATTGATAGTGACCCTATAGATGTAGGTGCATCACATACAAAGGTATCAATATTAAAACATGCAGTAACAATGGGAGAGCAGTTAATCTTGTTCTCTGATCAAACACAATTTGTACTAAGTGCTTCTGATGATGCGTTAACACCTAAGACAGCAAACATACTTGTAGCTACAGAGTTTGAAAATAGTAGTGATGCTGCTCCTGTAGGTGCTGGAAGTAGTATTTATTATTTAACTAAGAAAGGTTCTTTTGCTGGTATTAGAGAATATATAACACAAGCAGATGTAGCTATTAAAGATGCTAGTGATATTACTATTCATATCCCTAGATACATTCCATCTAATGTTTTTAAATTAGCAGTTTCTACAAATGAAGACGTTCTAGTGTTACTAGGGACAGACAACCCTAATAAATTATATATTAATCGTTGGTTATATGGTGAGTCATTTAAGAAGGTACTTAATTCTTGGTCTACTTTTACTTTAAATCCAGCTAAGTCAATAAGAAATATAGATTTTATTGGTACTGATTTATATATGGTAATTGAAGAAGCAAATAATACAACATTAGAGAAGTTACCTTTTGAACCAGACTATAAAGAAGCTAATACTGAATTTGAATATCACTTAGACCATAAAGCTACAGAAGCTCATTCTAATGTTTCAGTTACCTATAGCTCTGGTACTTCTACTTTTACTCTTCCTTATCGTTTAAGAGGAGCAATGAAAATAATAGGAAGATATTTAGCTAATGGAGAAACAAGTACTTATGTAGATGAACAAGGTAATACAAAGACTTTAAAACCTGGACAAGTTATACAAACTACTAACGCTACTAATGGTTCTACTACAACTGTTACTGCTACTGGAGATTATAGAAATAGTAAATTTATTGTTGGTGAACCTTATGAAATGCAATACAGGTTCTCAAAACAACGGATTACAGAAGATCCAGGTAAAGGGGAAATCATAGGTGGAAGACTACAACTACATCATTTCTATTTAAAGTATGAGTCTTCTGGATTCTTCAGAGTAGAAGTCACACCAGAGAATAGAGATACCAGTGTTCATAAATTTACGGGACGTTTATTAGGTTCATCTTCTAGTGCTATTGGTGCAGTTAATTTAGAGACAGGTACATTTAGATTTCCAATAATGAGTAGAGCAGACAGAGTAGATATAGATGTAAAAAATGACACTTACCTGCCTACTAAATTGTCTAGTGCAGAGTTTGAGGCTATGTTCCACATGAGGTCTAGAAGAATTTAATGGGGTATTTAAGGAAAGCAAATCTATCTGACTTAAATTATGTATCTAATCATTTAAGAATTTTAGACAAGATAGAAGCTTGGTATCAAACAGGTCAACAACCAGAAGAAGCAGTCAAGCTTACATATTTAGCAGCAGATAGAAACTTAGCTATTGCTGGAGATAATGATCAACCAATGGGTTTATGTGGTGTATTAAAGGATGGAATTATATGGATGGTGGCTACTGACGAATTAATGAGTAAGAGAAGTTATAGGATTCAATTAATAAGAGAAGGAAGAAAGTGGGTAGATAGCTTATTAAAAACTTATGAGGTCTTATATAATTATGTGTATGCGGAGAATACTTCTGCTATTAAATGGTTAAAGGCTTTAGGGTTTACATTTATTAATTTGCACCCTAAATACGGCCACTTGAATAAACCATTTTATGAGTTTGTGAGGATTGCCTAAATGTGTGTTTTTGCCGTCCCTGCTGCTGGTGCCGCTGCTGGAGCAGGTGCTGGTATTTTTGGTTTAGGTGCTGGTGCTTCTAACTTGTTTCTTGCACAGCTAGGTTTGACTGCTGTGACATCAGTCATGCAGATGCAGCAAGCCAATAGAATGGCACAGTATCAAGGACAAGCAGCAGTAAGAGCAGCTGAATCAGCTAATAAAGCTTTTGCTATACAACAAGAAGGTTTAGCTTCTAGGCTCAGAGAAGAGAGGCAGAAGTCAGCACAAGAAAGACAGGAAGTTGGAAAGAAAAGATTACAAGCAGAAGGAGCAATAAGAGCTAGTGAAAGAACAGGTTTGACTATTGATTTATTACTAGCTGATGCAGATAGACAAGCAGCTAATTGGCAAGATGCTTTAACTCAAACAATGCAGTCAGCCACACAACAATATGGAAGAGATGTCAAAGGACTAGAAGCACAAAGAGACGATAGAACTAATCAAGCAATAGATACTAGAAATCAAGCAATGGCTAATCAAAGAAGTTTATTAGATGTCATTGCACAAACAGCCAGTACTGGCCTTTCCAGCTATAGCAACCTTTATCAGAAAGCATAATGACTTCTAGTTTTCAGCCACAAGCAAGACCAGTAGATACTTTTGTAAATCCTAGTACGGTTGCTCCTACAACTGCATTAGATCAATTAACAAGAGCATTGCAGACAGTTAATCCAGGTATTAATGATTTTATCAACGTTAAATTTGAGGAGGCTATTGAAGATGCACAAGCGATAGGTGAAGACATAGCAAGAGAAGAAGAAGAAGAAAAAGGTTTAAAAAAAGTTAGTCAGATAATAAAAAAGAAAGATGGTGAAGAAGCTGCTAAACAATTAATTGGTGGAAGTATTTTTTCTCAAAGAGCGTATGAAAGAACTAAAGCAAAATTAACAGGTCAAAGTTTTGGTAGAGAGATGAGCAGTCTTTACTCATCTAAAACTTTTACTGTCATAGAAAATGGCAACGAAGTTACAAAACCTATTCATCATTTTGATGCAAGTTCACCACAGTATCAAAGTTTTTTAAAAGAAGCTTTTGCTCTTAAGTCAGAAGCATTAGAAGGAATAAGCCCTAAATATATCAATCAATTTTTTCAACCTTATCAAGATAAAGCAATAGAGGTAGTTACAGCAGAACATATAAAAAACCACAATATATTTAAAATAGATAGAAGAAAAGGACAATTATCAGAAACATTATTAACCAACTTTCAAGAGTATGAAGATGGGAATGAAGATCAAGCAGTTCTAAACATTCAAGAATTTATAGAAGACACTGTAAATTTAGGTTTAAGTGATGCTGTTAAACCTAATGACATATTAAAAATAGCAAAGAATCAAGCTTCAAGAATATTTGAAATTAACGAACAATCAGGTGGTAATGGATATAACGCAGCCATGAGATATTTAGAGATGATAGGAAAACTTAAACATGGACCAAAAGAAAAACAAAAAGATGGAACATATAAACAACGTTTATTAGCAGATTCTTTTGGAGAAGATATTCTTAAATTTAAAGTAGAACTAGGAGATACAGAAGATAAATTAGTAGCAAGAGAAGTTGCAAAAAAACAAGCTGCTGAGGAAGCTGACATTATAAAAAGGATTACAGAAAACCCTAATAACTATTCTGTTGCAGATGAATTATTAAAGGAATATCCAAATAGAAGAGAGTTTTTATTTGACCAAATTGAAATTTATGCTGGTGACAGAGATGAATTATTTAATGACTTTAATTACAGAGTTGGAACTGGTTACTACGGTAATGATCGCATCAGAATGTTTAATGATTTAGATGCTATAAAAGATCAAATAGGTGAAACATGGACAGATGAAGATGAACAACGTTATAAACTATCAGCAAAAATAGCAAGAGAAAGTGTTTCTAAAAGAAATATTGGAAGTTTTGAACCAAGAATTAAAGATATGCACCGTGATGTAAGAGCATTATTAGGAGGTACTGGAGAAGATAATTCATATTTTGGTCCAGATAAACAAAAAATTACTGCTCAATATATTGATTTGAAAAATAATGTCAACAGACGAATTATGGATGAAATAACACTTGTTCCTGAATTAACTCCAAAAGAAAGAGAAGATAGATTTAGAGAAATACAAGCACAATATTTTAAGGATGCACAAGCAATTAATGATGGATCGTATATATCAAAAGACACTCTTCTGACTACAGAACAAAAAGAAGCAAAGGCTAAAGAAGCAGAAAGACAATCTGGAATACAAAAGATTGTAGATGAGTATGGATTTGGAATAGAAGATGCTACAAAAATCTATGATGAACAATTAAACCCACAAGAATTTAAAGATTCACAAGAAGAAGAGAAAAAGGAAGAGCCAGAAAAGAAAGAAGAATCTTCTGACAAAGAAAAAAGCTGGCTTGATTTATTCCTTAACAGATCATCTAGCCTTAAAGAAGAAGAGAAAGACACACTTATTGGTCAATTAAATAATGCAAAAGAAAATTTAGATGAGTCAGGAACAAATATTATTGATTCAGTTTTAAATCTTTTGATGGGATCAGCCTCCGCTGAACAATTAACAAATAGAAGTGTTTTAGAAGAGATAGATGTTACTAAACCTTTTACCTTTAATTCTTTAGAAAGACTTGCACAAGAAGTAGGCTTCTCACCAGAAGACGCTAGAATTGCTGCTGCCATAGCATTAGCTGAATCTAGTGGTAGAGCAGGTATTGATACCGTTCAGTCTGGATTAGACCCTCAGAAGAAGAATGAGTTTTCGTTAGGTCTATGGCAGATTGACATGCAAGATAGTCCTGGTTATATGCTAGGAACAGATCGAAGACGAAAATTTGGAATACAATCAAATGAAGAACTTTATAACCCTCTTACAAATGCTAAGGCTGCCAAAATGATTTTTGATACCTTTGGTTTTGAACCTTGGGCAACTTACACCAGCGGAAAATACAAAGATTTTTTACCAAAAACTGATTAGTTATGACTGATTCCAACTTAACTCTTGAAAAAGATTCTTCTCAAGAAGAGGAACTTTATTCTTTTGAAGGGCTTTATAAAAATATGCCTGCTGATATTTATGCAAATACATCAAGTTCTCTTGATTGGAATCAACTTGTAAATAAAGAAGATTCAATTAATAGATTTTATTTAAATGATAATGATGAAGCTTATGTAGACGAAAATAATAATAATGCACTAAGACAAGTAGCTGGTATCAGTACTGAAATAGGTACAGGAATAGCTACAGATTATGCAACTGCTCCTTTATTGCTAGGTGGACCTTTGGGTTGGGGTGCTTATGGAGTTATTAATTTTGGTTCTGGATATTCCAGCAATGTAGCTGCACAGAAAATTAGAGGTGAAAAAGATTTTAGTTATGGAGAAGCAATAGCAGCTGGATTCTTCCAGATGATTCCTTATGGATCTACAGGTAAAGGAGTCAAAGGTTTAGTTGGTGCAGGTCTTCAAGGTGCTACTACAGCAACAGGAGAACTAACAGTTAGAACAGCAATTGACGAAAAAAGATTACCAACAAAAGAAGAGTATGCAGTTTCAGGAACAATTGGAACTGTATTTGGTACTGGTTTCAAAGGAACATTAGATGGTTTGTCATCTATTTATAAAAAATACAATGGAAAATCAGCAGCAGAAATAGATAAGGTTATTACAAAAAAAGAAAAGAATTTAATTGATAAATTATTAACAGATACAGCTGATATTGTTCATGCAGCAGATGACAAATTAGATGACCTTGGTGATGAAATAATTCCTAATGTTCCTTTAACTCAAAGGCAAATACGAGATCGTTTGGCAGATTTTGATATTGAACAAGCAAAGATTGCTAAAAAACTAAGTCAGATTGGTCCAAGCATTGAAGATGCAAGAAAACTTGGAAAACAAGAAGAATTTAGAGAACTTGCACAAAGAAATTTTGATATAGGTAATGAAAGAACTTTATTAAAGAAACAACAAGCCACAGCACCAACTGGAAAGATAGCTGAACGGTTAAGACAGAATTTAAAGAACGTAGCAGCATCAGATGCTAAAGCTTTAAGAGAAACAGATCAAGTCCTTAAAGATGCTACTAAAACAACAGGAAGACAAAAGATATTACCTGGTACACCTCATCCAACTGATGCAAAGAAAGTTAGAGGATATGACGGTAGATGGGTAACTAAAAAACACTTTAAGCAAGTTACTGAATCAAGAAAAGGTGCTAATGAAATTAGAGCACAATTTGATCAGCCAGTAAAAGAAGTAGCAGAACTATCACAAGATAAAGCTATTGATTTGCGTCTATTTAAAGAAGGAAAATATGATGTTTATAGAGATGGTCCTGTAGTTGTTGAAAGGATTCCTGAAGATCCTTCACTAATGCCCAGTATAAATGTTAAAGCAATAGAAGATCTAGGGGATATAGAATTAAAAGAATTTGGATTAACAAAAAAAGAATTTTCAAACTTATCTACTCAGAAAAAAGTAAGTCTTTTAAAAAATAGTTTTGAAAGAACTAGAGAGGTTCTTCCTCCAGGGAAGTATGAACTTTTTGGATCTACTGAAAAGAAAAGATCTATATATGCAAGATGGTTTAAAAATGATCCTGATATTGAATGGCTTGATATAGAAACAAATAAACCAGCAAAACCAAGCAAAGATTCTTACGCTGTTTTAATAGTTAAAGATCAAAAACCTCCGATCTCTCAAGGTGATGGACCCTTAGAAGGTACAAGTATTACTCCTCATCAAGTAAACCCAGAACAAGTTAGTAATACAAGTGAGCAATTTAATTTTATTGTCAACAGAATTAAACAGTTAAAAGAAGAAGGTGCTTTTTCTTCAGTAAAGACAACAGAAGATACCATTGATGGTGGAATAAGGATGCTGGCTAATACAAATAAACTTAAAAGTCATGCACAAATGTATGCAAAGATATATGGCTTAGTTCCTACTGATGAACTTAATTATGCTTTAGCAGAAGCAGTAACTTTATCTACTCAAAAAACAGCAGATATAAATCAAAAACTAATTGATGCTATTAATGTTTCAAAAGATCCAGTTCTAATAGAGCAAAATATTAATGAAATAATTGAATCTATTGGTGAAATAGATGAATGGTTACGTTTAGGTATTCCTTTAAGAACTGAACAGGGGCGTGGTCTTAGATCAATGCAAATACCAACTCAAGGTGTTAGCCCAGAAGAATTTGCAAAGATGACTCCAGCTGAAAAATATAAACTTAATCGTACAGGTCAAAGTACTATTAGTATTAAAGAATCAGAACAAAGTTTAAAATTAGAAGAATTAAAAACTAATCTTTTAGATGCTTTTGAAGTAGCTAAACAAACAGGTGACTATACCGCATTAAATAAACTTACTAATACAATTAAGAGGCCAGATGGAAATGTAGAAAAAATATCTGCTTTATATGAAACAACCTTATTACATAAAACCTTATCTTCATTTAATAAAGCTAATCGAATTTTTAATGAAATAGGAATTAACGCTTTACTTTCTGCTCCTACAACAAACGAAATAAATTTCCTTTCAGGTGTTCTTGAAACTTATATGTCTTCTTATGAATTAATAAGAGGAGCAGGTAGCAGAGTAGAATTAGATGCAGCTATTAGACATTTAATAGCATTAAAGTCTAATACTAGTTTTGCTCGTAAAGCCTTTACACAATCATTTAAAACGTCTGACAACTGGATTAACAGAGGTGCTTTAAAAGCTGATTATCAAGAAAAATTTGTTATATCTTCAGAAGGAAAAGACATACTCTCAAGAGTTTATGACGGTTCTGGAAAAGTTATAAGATTCCCTAGTCAACTAATGACTTCTGTTGATGCTTTAGTTCAGGCTCCTAACTTAATAGCATCAATTCATTACCAAGGTCATATTGAAGGAGTAAAACTTGGTTATAAAGGAAAAGATTTAGATAATTATATTAAAGGTCATTTAGATGCAATTCTTGAATATTACGCTTCTAATAGTGGTAAAGGAATAAAAGATAAAGTAACAGCAAGAATTTTAAAAAGATCTCAGGAGTTTGCAAAGAGAAGTACTTTTACAGAAGATATTCGTGCTGATGGATATTGGGATTTTGGTCACGCAGCAAAATTCATCAATAGTGCAGCTAATCAAATCCCTATGGTAAGGACATTGCTGTCATTTATTAGAGCACCTACCAACATCATCAAGAGACAACTAAGAAGAACACCAGTTTTAAATAAAGCATTAAAAGAACTTGCAGTTGATTTAGAAAGTACTGATCCAATTGTCAGAAATCAGGCAAGAGGTCAGATGAAAGTTGCAAAAGACTTAGGTCTAACAGTCGCAGCATTGACTGGTGCTGGAATTTTAATGCAACAAGATCCTAATTTTGTTCCTCCTGTAATTCTTACTGGTGGTGGTCCTAATTGGAAAACAAAAGAAGGAAGAGCCGTTTGGAAATCTATGCTTAAAAATGGTTGGTTGCCATATAGTGTTGGACATTTACAAAAGAATGAAGTTGGACAACCTTTAATTGGAGATGACGGTAAACCAGTATATAAATATTATTCCTATGAAAGATTAGATCCTCTCTCTACTTGGATTGGTTTGATGGTTGATTTTTCTGTCTCCAATGGATATTTGACAGATGATGAATATGATGATTTTACAGTTGGATGGATGGGAGCTTTTACTCGCAATCTTTTTGATAGGTCTTACTTACAGCAAGTAGATGATGCAATGAAGGCTTTTAGTGATGAAAGAGGAGGAACAGAGAGAGAAAAATTCTGGTCTCAACAACTTGCATCTAGATTCTTTTTAGGAAATTTCACTAGATATGCAAAACAACTTCCAGGTGATTTATTAGATATGGTTGGTGTTTCAAAAGAAGATTCAGCAAGATTCCATCAAAAAAGAGATACAAGACTTAGAGCAGGAGATAAGCTTTTTGGTCGTTTTGATGTAAGTGGCAAAGACGAAGTAGAAGGAGCAAGTGAATTAAGAAGTTTATTAAACAGATATTCAGAAACTGTTCCTGGTATGGGTGGGAACCTTCCTTTCCTACATGAACATATAACTAATGAACCTATTCTTTATCCTCAAAGACCAGGACCAGATCTATTTAGTTGGATAAAAACAAGCACTAGCAAAAATCATCCTCTTTGGACTGCATTAGGAACAATAGGAAAAGAACTTAGAGAACCTTCAGATGTTATTACTGGAAGTGCAAGCAGTAAGCGAGTAGAACCATTTAGATTAACAACAACAGAATATGCAGAGTTAAAGGAAATTGTTAATACAATTGAATCAAGAGATGGCAAAAACATAGATCAAACCATAAGAGAATATCTTAAGAGTGACCACTACAAGAAGAATATAGCTTTAGTCAAAAAGAACGGAGCATTAAATGAAGTGATAGGAGTAAACGAAATTTATTCTAAATTACAAGAAATTAACAATGCCTACATTTCAGCAGGTGAAGAAGAATGGATAAAAAAACAAGGAGGAGAAAGACAACAAGAACAAATAAACAAGAAAAAAGGCATAATAGATAAATACATAGAAGAAATTAAGGCTCTACCTAATTAACTATGGCAACTAACACTTCCTCTTCCTTTACTAGTCACACTGGTAATAATACAGCTGGTCCTTTTTCTATATCCTTTAGCTACCTTGCTGAAGCAGAAATAGATGTAACAGTTGATGGTGTATTAAAAACTTTAACCACCCATTACACTTTTCCATCAGCTACTACCATTTCCTTTACTTCAGGGAATCATCCAGCTAACGGTGCAGCAATAAAATTCCAACGTGATACAGATATATCTAGTAAAAAGATAGATTTCCAAGATGGTTCTATTCTTACTGAAACTGATTTAGACACTAATACAGATCAACTACTTTATGGTCTACAAGAATTTACAGATGACCTAAATACTAACGTTGTCAGAAGAGATGGAAGTACAAACCTTACAGCTAACTTAGATGCTAATAGTAAGAAAATTACTAACCTTGCTACACCTACAGCTAATGGTGATGCAGTCAATAAATCTTATCTAACAAGTATTGTTCAAGGTTTATCTTCCACTGGTAATACCGCACCTAGTAGTCCAACAGCAGGAGATCGATGGTTTGATACTGATTTAGGTAGAAACTTTGTTTATCACACAGACTCTAGTGGTGATTCTTATTGGGTAGATTCTGCTCCACAATTACAAGGAACTGCTTTATCTGGTTCTGGTGGTGGTGTTACTGACGGTGATAAAGGAGATATAACAGTTTCTAATAGTGGTGCTACTTGGAATATTGACAACGATACTGTTGGTGCAAATGAATTAGCTAATACCTCAGTTACAGCAGGAACTTATACAAGAGCTACTTTAACTGTTGACGCACAAGGAAGATTAACATCTGCATCAACTACACAAGATGTCTCTAATGGTGACAAAGGAGATATAACAGTTTCTAATAATGGTGCTACTTGGACTATCGATGATGATGCTGTAGATCAAGCTACTATTGCAGATTCAGCTGTTAATGAAGCAAGATTACAAATATCTAATGCAGGTACTAATGGTCAATTTCTACAAAAACAATCAGGAAATACTGGTGGTTTAACTTGGGCTAGTCCTTCAGGTTCAGGTACTGTTACTAGTGTTACTCCTGGTAATGGATTAACACCAACGAGTGCTATCACAGGATCAGGTTCTTTTAGTGTTGATGCTACTCCTACTTTTGGAAACGATAGTGCAACTCCAGCTCATTCGAAAGTTTTAAGAACAATTAATGATGGTTCTGGTAATGCAAAATTACCAGCTTTAGATGGAAGTGCTTTAACAAAATTAAATGCAAGTGCCTTAACTTCTGGAACATTACCTAATGCAAGATTCCCTGCAACATTACCTTCTGCTAGTGGAGCTAATTTAACAAGTTTAAATGCTGCTCAACTAACAGGATCTATAGATGATGCAAGACTGTCTAATAATGTTTTAAAAACAAGTAGCAATATAGAAAACTTAAATAACGTAACTCTTAGTTCACCTACTACTAACCAAGTTCTTAAATATAACGGTAGTGTCTGGACTAACCAAACTGATGCAACAGGTAGTGGTGGTGGTTCAGCAGATATGTCCTCTTCTGGATCTTGGATTAATGTAAAAGACTCTACTTATGGTGCTGTAGGTAATGGTAGTACTGATGATAAAGCAGCAATCCAAAGTGCTATTGATGCTTTAAGCGATGGAGGTACAGTTTATTTCCCTCCTGGTACATACATTGTTAGTGCTGCTTTAGTTATTGGATCTGGTGATAAAAGTATTAAATTAGTTGGTGCTGGTGGTCACTTCCCTCTAGCTACTCTTACTGGTGGTTCAATTATTAAAACCTCTAGTGCTTCAGCAAATATTATTGAAATTACTAATGCTAGGTCTATTGAAATTGCAAGTTTAGGTTTTGATAGCTCTGCTACTTCTACTGGTAATGCTGCTATTAAGGCTGAATCTACTACTAACCTTCAAGCAATATCAATTAACGAGGTCTACATAAGAAATAAAACTATTGGTATAGAAATTAAAGGATATAGCAATACTGATATAAGAGATCTAGAAATCAGAGATTTCCCTAACTCTACTGGTACTGTAGGTATCCTTATTGACCAAGGATCAGATACAAGAGTAGATCAAATCAGATTAGAAAATATTATTATTGATGGTGTTATTAGTAGTAATGCTCACTCACATGCTCTTGCTTTCCAATTTAAAAATTATGTCAATTCTATTTGGATGAAAGATTGTGCAGGATTACGTTGTAATAAAGGTCTTGTCTTTGATTCAACTTTAGGAAATGTTTCTAGTACTAACCCTGGTTCATTCTTTAGAGTAGATAACTGTGATTTTGATCAGAACGGAATAAATGGTATTTATGTTGCTGGTGGAAGTTACATCTGGATTACTAATAACTATGTAAGTAGTAATTTGAACAGTGGTCTTATTACTACAAGTACTTTTGGTGGTGTCTTAAGAATAGATGGAAGTGACTTTAGAGGTAATCATTACCACGGTATTTACATTAACGGTACTGATCACCATAAGATTCATATAACAAATGCTCATTGCGGTAAAAACAGTCAAAATACAAATAATACTTATCACGGTATTGTTGCTACTTCTAATGCAAACGATATAACCATTATTGGTGGCCAATGTGGTGGTGATGTTTTAGGTGCTACTTCAGGTGGTAATACCAATAGTTCTAATAGTCAAAGTTACGGAATTATGTTTGCTGGTGATACTCATTCAAGAATCAATATAAATGGTGTTGACTGTACAGATAATGTTACAGGAGGAATAGGATGGGATAATGGGGGCAACTCAGCAGCTTCTAAGAATTTCATTCAAAACTGCCCAGGTTATTCCACTGGTCAAACTACATTCCCTTAAGAAACTCTCATGGCTTTAGATTTTCCCGCTAGTCCTAGCAATGGTGATACTCATCAATCAACTAATGGTATTCAATACGTTTTTGATTCCACTAAATCTCAATGGAGATCTCAAGGGGAGTTTTCTACTGGTGCAATAGAAGCTAAAAAAATAGATAATATCAGTGGAAGTTTTAACGGTAATACTGTTACCTTTACTTTAAATAGTGATGGTGCTGTTGTTAAGCCTCAAAATAGTCAGTCATTGCTTATAACTTTAAATGGTTTAGTTCAAGAACCTGGTACAGCTTATACAACTAGCATTACCACTGGTCAGATTACTTTTACGTCAGCACCTACTTCTGGTACTACTTTTATAGGTGTTGTTTATTCAAGATTACCTATAAGTTCTTCTACTACGTTATCCACTACTGGTGGATCAATGACAGGAGATATTGTTTTTAACAGTAGTCAAACCTTTGCTATTGGTGGAATACAAGATGGTAATACTTCTCAAAAAGGTGTTGTTCAATTAAGTACTTCAACTACAAATACTAGTGAAACATTAGCTGCTACTGCTTCAGCAGTTAAATCTGTTAAAGATGCTATTCCTAGTAATCTTGGTGATTTAAGTAACGTATCTTCTTCTTCTCCTTCTACTAACCATGTATTGAAATGGTCTGGTAGTGAATGGGCTCCTAGCGCAGAAAGTGGTGGTGCTTCTACCCTTGCTGCTTTAACTGATGTTTCTTCTGCTACTCCTAGTAGTGGTCAAGTACTGAAATACAACACAGCTAGTAGTCAGTGGGAACCAGGTACAGATAATACAGGTGGAGGAAGTGGAGGAACAACAAACTTAGGTGCTGTAGCTAGTGGTGCTGCTTTAACGATTACTTCTAGTAGTGGTGATGATGCAAGTATTCCATCAGCTACTACTTCTAGTTGGGGAGTAATGACAGATGAAGATAAAACAAAATTAGATGGTATTGCTACTGGTGCTACTGCTAATGCAGGAACAGTTACAGCAGTAACAGGTACAAGTCCTATTGCTTCTAGTGGAGGAGCTACACCAGCTATTTCTATTACCGCAGCTTCTGGTAGTGCAGCTGGTTCAATGAGTTCTGCTCATTACACAAAATTAGAAGGTATAGCAGCATCAGCTAATAATTATGCAATATCTGCTGATCTATTAGATGAAGATGATCTTGCTACAAATAGTGCTACTAAAGTAGCTAGTCAACAATCAATTAAAGCTTATGTAGATACTGCTGATGCTTTAAAAGCTAATCTTGCTGGTCCAGCTTTAACAGGTACAACAACAGCAGTTAACCTTACATTGTCAGGTAATTTAACTGTTAATGGTACTACAACTACAGTTTCTAGTACAAATACAACGATTACAGATAACTTATTAGAATTAAACAGTGGTGCTTCTAGTAATGCTAATGATTCTGGAATAATTATTGAACGTGGTTCTACTGGTGATAATGCAATAATCGCTTGGGATGAAAGCGCTGATAAATTTACAGTTGGTACAACAACAGGTACAGCAGATTCAACTGGTGATATATCAATAACAACTGGTACTTTGGTTGCAAATATAGAAGGTAATGTTACTGGTAATACTTCAGGATCATCTGGATCTTGTACTGGTAATGCTGCAACAGCAACAGTAGCAAGTGGACTCACTGGTTCACCTAACGTCACTGTTGGAACAATAGGTTGTGGTGCTATTACTGGTACTTCAACAGTCAGTGACAGCATAGGGAACCTTCGTACTATTGTTCAAAATACACAAGGTTCTGCTTATACATTAGTTGCTGCTGATGCTGGTAAACATATCTTAGCTAGTGGCAATATCACAGTCCCTGACAGTGTTTTTACAGCTGGTCAAGCTATTACTCTCATCAATAACAGTGGATCAGATATAACAATTACCAAAGGAACAACTATGTATAACACCGCAGATGCTGAGAATGCCAATCGCACACTTGCGGGAAGAGGAATGGCAACTCTATTATTTACAGCTGCTGATACCTGTTACATCTCAGGTGCAGGATTATCTTGATGACTCATTTATTTATCACACAAACGGAGATTATCTAAATGCCTATACAACAAATGCTCTTAGGTGTAAAAGGTGCAGCTGCTCTGGTTTATTGGTATGGAGATCGTGGACTATGGCTTGGAGGAAGAATAGATGAACCAACGAGATATTCTAATACAATTGATTACATTAATATAGCTTCAACAGGTAATGCTACCGATTTTGGTAATTTAACTGGCGCGGTCCTGAGTGGAGCTGCCTGTTCCGATGCCTCCCGTGGAGTTAGAGCAGCTGGCGGAAAATCCTCTGGAAATTCTAACGTAATAGAGTATATAACAATCTCTTCGACAGGTAACGCTACTGACTTTGGTGATCTAACAGCCGCATTAAGTTCTTTAGGAGGAGCAGCTTCAAATGCAACCCGTGGACTTTTCTTCGGTGGATATGGAAATGCTGGTTGGCTTGACACGATTGACTATATAACAATACAAACCACAGCTAACTCTTCCGATTTTGGTGATTTAACTTATAGCCAATATGGTGGGGCAGGGATGAATGATGGAACCCGTGGAGTAAGTGCTTCAGGAATGTCTACAAATAATGTATGTGTACAACATATGTGTTATGTAACTATGGATACCACAGGTAATGCTACTGATTTTGGTGATAAAATTACACCTGTTTATGATACATGTGGCTGCTCAGATCAAACTCGTGGAATAATGTTTGGTGGTTACACTTATAACGCTTCTGGATTCTCAAACGGAAAAATTAACAGCATGGAATATATAACAATACAAACCACAGGTAATGCTACTGATTTTGGTGATTTATCAACAACATGGAATGGATCAGGAGCTTGTTCAAATGGAACACGCGGATGTGTTGGAGGTGGAGGAACAGCATCAAGTACAAGAGTTAATACTGTAGAATATATAACAATACAAACTACAGGTAATTCCTCAGATTTTGGTGATCTAACAGTAGCTAGAAACCAAGGTGTACCTGCTTGTTCTGGAAATGCTTCTTAATGTCTAATCCTAAAATTGTAAAACAAGACTCAATCGGATTTTCTATAGTAAGTGATAATATTAATTCTAAAGCAGTTGAAAAAGTAACAAAATATCTTCCTGAACTTGAAGAAAAAACAAAAGCTTTTAACAGTCAGAACAGTCAAACAACATTAACATTGATGACTCTTACGATGCTTGGAGGACAATCTCCATATCGTATGTTACGTCAAATAATGGCAGAAGTTGAAAAAAGAAAAAATGCTCTTTGTGATGCTCAACTAAGCCATGCAAGATTACTACAAGATATCAAAAGACTTCAAGATAAAATTGATCCTGTTCATGCTGCTCAATATCGTCAAAAATGTATATCTATTACAATGCTAGAAAATAAAATTAATGGTTCTTTTAAAGATATTGCAACTTTAATTGATGCTTATCACAATATTAAAGAAAAAAATAACATCAAAGATTGGGATGAAGAGTCATTTGAGAAAGAAGAAAAAAGACATCATGTGCGTCGTGGTTTTGAAATGATGTATCGTAATTTACTTGAAAGTCAAAGAGTTAAAGCTTCTACGATTGAATATCTTCAACAATATGGTATTCATCCTCAAGTATGCAATAAAGAAGTTTCTGGATATTTAATTTATACAGAACAAAAAATTGCAAAAGGTGATATTCCACATGCAAATGATTTAGAAGAATTCCTCGACCAAATGGGTGAAAAATATTATAAAAATGTTGATAAAACCTCTGAAAGACTTTTTGGAAAACCAGATATTACCAATAAAGATTTTATGTATAAAACAGTTACAAAATAAACAATTAACTTATAATCTGAAAACAATGCACCTTTCACTATGGCTGATACTGCTGATTTAGCAAGACAACTCAAACTAAAAATTGCTGCTCAAAAAGCACTTATATCTCAAAATGATGGCTTTATAAAAGACATTCAATCATTGAATGAACAAATCATTAATGCTGCCTTAGATGAAATTAAAGAAGAGTCTGTATCACCTGATGATCTTAATTCACAGGTTTAGCCATGCTTAAAATTCTTACCTATATAAACACTGCTGCTCTTGTAGTTGCAGTTGGTTGCGGTGGTTTTCTTTACATGAAGAGAACTGATTTTGTTAATGACATGCTTCTTACTATTCAAGATCAAGTCATTAAAAATATTCAGCACAGTATGAAAACACCTTCTCTTCCTAAATCAACTGGATCTGTTTTACCATTTAACAGATGATCCAATTCAAATCATTTAATGGCCTAACTTCTCTTGTGTTGGGTGGTGGATTAATAGCAACTAACTTTATGAGCTTAAATTTACTAGCTCGTAAAGATAGTGGCATTCCTGATATAGCCAAGCTTTCTAACACTCCTTACAGTTCAATTCAAATCAGAAGCGAAACTGGTGCTGATGGTGCAGAAGAGTGGAGTTTTAATTCTCGTCAACATGATCCAAAGACTATGTTGACTTATACCGATTCAGAACAACCTACCTTTAACGGAAAGATCAAGAAGAACTTCACTCACAAAGAATCTGTAGCTCAGTTCGTTATTTATCCAAAAGGTGAAGGAGGAACACTTACAGCAGAACAAATAGCTTGTATAGAGAAACAAGCCCAGGGAAGGAGTAATGGAATGATGATGGCTGATGCTGGATCAGTTCAAGTCACACCTGCCCTTGCTGGAATACCAATAGTCGGTCCAGTATTAGCTGGAATTTTCTTTGGACAAGCTAGAAAACAAGCAGGAAATGTTGCAAGTGATATTGCTGGTCAATGGAATGATTGCTAAGTGGAAATAAAAGCTCCATTTGTAGCTGAACCAAGAGTTAAAAATCTTCCAGAAATAGTCTTAGTACCACCTGCTGAAATAATTCCTCCTACAACATTAGGTGAATTACCTTTTGGTTTTGTTCCAATAATTGAACTTCCTTGTGTCTTGGCACGCAACAGAAATTCAGGGGTTGGAGATGAAATGTTTAATGTTGACCCTCAAAACAATTTAGCCCTTTGTGATCATGCTTCCGTTGTAGTTGTTGCAACGGATGACGGGGCAATTCCTCAAGATATATCAGATATGATCCCCAAGCCAGAAACACCTTTTGAATTATTAAATGCTTTAAACCATGAGGGAGAGGAAATGAAAGAGAAGGATGGAGAAGAAAACAACAAAGAAGATACCAACGTAAACCAAAATTTGACCCTCAATTTAAATACTGGACCTAATGATACGGGTTTTATTGCAGAAAGCCTGCCCTGTCCACCACTTGATACACTTGCTAAAACTCCTATTGGTTCTTTAGGTAAAGGAGGACTTGCAAGAATTAAAGGATGGATAAGAAATGAAACTGATGGAAAATGTGAAACAGTCTGGGAAGGTTTAAATCCGATAGAGATTGCTGGTAATTACGCTCCACAACCTACGGTTTTAGTCAATACAAGTGCTATTGCAGTAGCAAGTGTCCTTGCTGTTGGTACTTTGCAACCCTACATAAAAATCGTACAAAAACAGATACAAAAGCAAGTTAAAAAAAGATCAAAGGTGTTGGCTAAGAAATTCTTTAAGAAGAAGGAGAAGTTATTGTCCCTTTCTGAAAGGAGAAAGGCTCAGAGGGATCTTCGGAAATAGAGTGCGTATGATCGATAAGTGTTCCTGGTTTAGAAACAAGTTCGATGTCGTTACAGAGAATTGCATATTTAGTTCCTTTCTTAAACCTGACTCCGTTTCCCATCAAATCTGCACAATGTTTTGCACGTCCTAATTCATAGGATAAACGTGCATCTTCATGCTTTGCTTGTAGCAACTTAACTAGATACTGCTGACTTTTTCTGCAAGCTCTAACCGATTTTCTGTCTAAATTTACATTCCAACTTAAGCTAATTCCTGGGCTTATTGCATAATTAGTCTTTTCAAATCTCTTCACTGATCTATACCCACGGATTAGAGTTGGATCGTCAACTTCTCCATCTCCTATTTCATCTCCTTCGTCATTAAAAGCACCTCTTACGTCCTTAGTTGAATATATAGGCTCAAGATAGCTGTCTATTTTTGGCTGACCTCCTGATACGTTGCCTGTTAGGAAAGGTTGAATAACTAATGTGTCACCTTGGCATTGGACTTGATTTAATGACAATGTATTTGTAAATTGTTTAGATGGCATATTCATCACGCCAAGATTGGTGACTGACCCGCTAGAATTGGATACTGGGTTATTGGTCATCGTAGTGTCTGCAAACACAGGGCTATTTGTTAACAATAGCGCTGCAAATATATACCGCTTCATTGAGTGAATGTTGACATTGTGTCAGTGACAGATTCAGTCAGTATTGTTCTATTTATTCTGGTAAATGTTTTAAGCCCTGGCCCGTGATAAGCCTCTACTAGATTTGTTGCCGCCCCTTGCGTGTGCATATTGACTGTAGGTTTAGAGTTAAGGTCAATCCCATGATGAGTAGTAGTAATCCCATCAACTGTGTGATTCCCTGTTTGAATAGTGTCTGGAATCATACTACCTGTTACTGATAGATTTGTTCCACCTAAACTATATTCATATCCTGTCGAATACGTCCAAGATTCTATTAGTTCAGTTGTGTTTTGTTTGCTCTCTGTTCTTGCTGTTGTTGATCCAGAATTGAAACTAGGAATAACTGGAACCGCTTGTACTGGAAGCGATATAAAGGCTATTAACAATAGATAGCGCATTAATTTCCTATTTCTAATGCACTTGTAATAGATCCAGTTACGGAAGTACCAGATTTACCAGCAGTTAATCCAATAGTTCCACCAGATACGCTAGTAATTGTTGCAGCTAATCCAGTATTATCTCCACCAGTATATGTAATTGTATCTCCTAACATTGGAAGACTTCCGACTGCTCCATGACTTATAGATGTTGCACTTGGAACATCATCACCCTGCAAAAATGTTTCTGAAAAAGTTGTA